GTTAAATCATCATCTATAATAGAAGCTGCGACTTGCGAATCATCACCATCAAAAAACTGCATTTTGACGTGGGATTGATTTGTGGTTGACCCATCATCATTTTGTTTGTCTGCAAACTTACCATAATAAATTGTTTGATCTGTAAAAGAACTTGGTGAAGTTGCACCAGAGCTATCACTTGTATTGAAATCTGTTATTTCTATATCGTCTAAAAAAATTTTTTTACACGCATTTATTTGACCTTCTCCTAATACTAAAACCAAATATAAAAATTCATTATTAGAACTTGTCTCAACAAAAACTAAAGTTCCACCAACTTTTCTTAATCCATAAATGACAGGAATCCCGGCTGAACTTGATCTTTTATTTACTAATACACCATCAGTTTTTGCAGACGTTGTATCAAAGTCTGGAATGTCCGGCATGTCTGGAACAATCCAACCAATAACATCTTCAACAATATCAACAACAACATCAATAACGTCTTCAATAACATCTATTATTGGGTCTATTATTGGAATATCTGGTAAATCGCACATTATCCTAATCTCCAATTTTTGCCCATTTCTTCAAAACCTAATTTTTTAAGAACTGCGTCTAATTTTAATTTTGTTGTTATAGAAAAAGCAATTGGATCATCTTTTGCAATTTTTTTTACACCATCAATTAAATTTCTAAATATAATAAAATTTCTATATTCTGGAACAACATATAGCCATTGAATATTGTATAAATATTTATCACTCCACCAATGCTGTGATTTATAAAATCCCACTGATCCAATTATTTCTTGATTGTCATTTTTAGAAGCACAGATTATTTTGCCCTTATCCAATAACATATCTAAAATTTTAAAAACTTTGCTTTCTGAAATATCTGGTAAATTTAGATCCCTTAATTCTCTTTTGAATTTTTTTCCTAATTCAAACAATTCATCTAAATCTTTTTCATCGGCTTGATAAAATCTATAACTATCCACTATTACCCCACTTTAAATCTCTAATAACTTGATCTGCAAATTCAAAACCTTTATCTCCAGAAAAGAATCTTTGTTGAGTTTGGTTATTTGTTATTCTTCCATTGACTTGTGAAGCATTTGCAAAATAACTTTCTAATTCAAATTTAACTGTGGCTGTGGAATTGTTATCAACGATTTGAAATGAATTGACAAATCCGTGATAAATTAAAAATGGATCTGCAATAATAGAATTAGAACTGTCTAAAAATGCTCTAAATATTTTTACTTCGTCATGAATAACATTATTATTTAAAACAACAGATATATAAGTTTGATCGACACCTGTTATTGTTAAATTTAATCTTGAAACATTTACGCCTTGGCTTTCTTTTACATTCGTCACGTCTAATAAAACACCAGACGATAAATAAGTTGTTGATGATCCAGATATACTAGAAGTTAAATTAAAACTATTTTCTGTGAACGCAAAAGTATTACTTGCTAAATTTAAATGAACTAAATGAATTGAATTTATATT